CGGCTGGATCGAGGACGCGCTGGCCGAAGCGCTCGATCGCGACCGCGCCGAGCGCGAGGAGGGCGGATGAGCCCTACCAGGCCTCACGCGCGCGCGCGCGAGGGCGCGGCCCCTGACGAGGAGGGCGCCCATCGCTTCGCCAAGGATCAGCTGAAAGCCTTCGTCGAGCGCATCGAGCGGCTGCAGGAAGAGCGCAAGACGATCTCCGACGACATTGCCGATGTCTATGCCGAGGCCAAGGGCAACGGCTTCGACAAGAAGGCGCTGGCCTATGTGATCCGGCTGCGCGGCCAGGACGTCAACGAACGCAAGGAATTCGACGCCATCGTCGAAACCTACCTGCGCGCTTTGGGGATGGTGTGATGTCGCGCGCGTCCGCCTACACGGCTGCGGAACTGGCGACGCTGCAGCGCATGCGGGCCGAACGCGCCTCCACCGGCGCGATCGCCAAGGCGCTCGGGCGCTCCAAATCTTCCGTGACGAACCGCATCGAGCGGCTCGAGCTGCGGCCGTTTTATGCGCATATCGCCTGGAGCGGCCGCACGTTGCATGCCGATCCCCGCGCCTTGGCCGAGCGCGACCAGCGCCTGGCGGTGGCGCCGCGCGACCTCACGGCCGCGCTGTGCGGCGATCCGCTGCCCGGCTATTCGGCGCTTGAGCGCCGCGGCGGCGCCTAGATGGGCGCGCCGCTGACCATCCGCGAGACGGCGATGCCCGGCGGCGGCTGGCCGTTCGGCGCGCTGGTGCCGTTTTCCTACGATCTGTTGATGGTCGATCCGCCATACCCGACCGTGCTGCGCTCGCCGAAAGGCGAGGCGAAGTCATCGATGGCCAAATACGGCGCGATGCCGTGGCCGGCGATCGAGGCACTCCCGATCGGCCAGCTCGCGGCGCGCGACTGCCTGCTGTGGCTGTGGTGCACCTGGCCGTTGTTGCTCGACGGCGGCGATCCGCGCGCGCATTTTGTCGGCGCCGACGCCTCGCGATCGCCGGTCGGGGCGTGCCTGAAGCGCTGGGGCTTTCGCTACGTGACCGGAGGCGCCTGGCTCAAGCGGCGTTCGCGCGGCGGTGTCTCCTTCGGCACCGGCTACCGGCTGCGCTCGGCCTGCGAGCCGTTCCTGATCGGGATCACCGGATCGCCGGTGACCTCGCGCAGCGTGCGCAACTTCGTCGACGGCCTGGCGCGCGAGCATTCGCGCAAGCCCGAGGAGGCTTATGCCGCCTGCGAGCAGCTGATGCACGGCGCGCGCTATGCCGAGCTGTTCTCGCGCACGTCGCGGCCGCGCTGGGACTGCTGGGGCCTGCAGGCCGGCATGTTTGATCCCGTCGTCAGGCTCAATGCGGTGCCGCTCGCCGACCAGGTGGCCGCATGAGCTGGCAGGAGCAAAAACCGCCGCCGCCGCGGGCACCGCCGGAGCGCGAGCGGCCGCGGCGGTTTTTCTGGTGCAAAATTCCCAACGAGTTTCCCGATCATCCGCTGCTGCGCGCGGCCGCGCTGAAGGCACGGGTGCCGGTCCATCAAGTTGTCGCCGTTGCGTTGCGTCTCGATTGCCTCGCCAATGCCAGTGAGCCACGCGGTTCGGTCGCGGACATGAACGTCACCGAATTCGCCGCCTCGCTTCAGCTTCGCCCCGACGCCGTGGCGCGGATCCGTGCCGCCTTCGAAGACCCGGACATTTTCTGGATCGACCAGGATTTCCTCACGGGCTTCCAGGCGCGCAATCCGGAATCCGAGGATCACACGGCGGCAGAACGGCAGCGCCGTCACCGGGCCAAGCTCAAAGCGGAGCGCCACGGCTCTACCGGCGCGACGGGACCACCGCTTATCCACAGTCACGTGACGTCACGCCGTGACAGCGTGACGGTCACGGCAAGAGAAGAGAAAAATAAAAGCTCTCTTGCTGTTAGCTCAGAGGCTGCGCGCGAGCGCGCGCGAGTCGCTGGGGATAACTCTGCGGACAAAGCGAGCGGCACCGCTGCAGGGCCGTCCGAAGACGGCGCCAGCGGCGCCACGGCCGATGCCGACAACGCTGCGGCGCTCTGGCTCGCCAGTGAAGGCACTCGCATCGTCACCGAGCAGCTGCTGGAAAATCGCGGCAAGGCGGAGCTGCTCGTCTCGCGCTGGCGCGACCAGGAGCTCGGCGGCAATGCGGCCGCGCTGGCCGAGATCATCCGCGGCGCCGAGAAGACGGGGCTGTTCGGCGCCACTTTCCTCAACCTGATCGTCGTCGGCATCCGCGACGCCAAGCGGCGCGCCATCGCGCAAGGCGAGCTGCGACTGCCGGTACTGGCCAGCGAGCGGAAAATGGGATGACCGACCGGCGCTGGATGGCGGAGCGGTCGCGCAAAAGCTGGCGATCGCGCAAGCGCCGGCAGGCCGCGCTCGCCGCGGCGGGGAGCGGACAGAATTCGCCGGCGCTGGTGCCGGCAGAGGAGGGCACTATGGACAGCAGCACGGACCGCCTGGCCGACCCGGGCGACAATTTTCGGCGGGCGCCACGATCGACAGCGCCGCGTTACGCGCCGGCGAGCGCAGCGGCCGACCGCATGCCGGCGGTCGAGCCGGGGCCGCAAGGCCCGAAGCCGGCGCAGGAGATTTGCGAGCGCTTACTGCAAGCTCGTGCGCGCTTGGCGGCCGCGACCGACCGCTTCGAGCCGGTGCTGGCCTCGATCACCGGGCGGCCGCTGCAGCGGCCGGACGCGGACGCTCCGGCACGTGCGGCGGCAGATTTTACGCGGCTGTTCCCGGCGCTGGAGCGGCTGACGGCCGATCTCCTTGAAGAGATCGCGCGCATCGAGGACCGGGTGCGGGAACTCGACGTCGTGCTGTGACCATCGCTCCGCGAGAAAAGGGCTCCCAGCCTTTTCTCGCGCGACTGACGTGAAACAGGTGCGGCGCGGGCTTCGACGCCGCGTGAAGCCACGCCGCTAAGACCATCAACCGCCTGTTGTTTTTTGCGTGGCGGGACTATCCTCCCTGCGTCGCCGGGAGGGCGCGGTGCCGAGCCTTTACCAGATGGCCAAGGCGGTCGAGGATCTGGTCGCGCTCAAACGCGACCACCTGCAGGGCTTCGAGCGCGCGAGCTACGACCGCGGCTTTGAGCCCGGCCCCGATCTGGCGTTCGCCGGCGTGCGGGTGATGATCATGGAGGGCGAGGCGGCCTACCGGCTCTTACGGCGGTTGGCGCCGCAGCAGGACGCGCTTGAGCGCTGGCTCGCGGAGCGCTCGGTCGCTGCGGTTGAACACGAGCCGGTTCCCGCAAGTCCCGGTGGGATTTAATCAATCTTTCAGCTGTCGCGTTATGGTTCGGCGATGACGTCGATGCGCCACCACGTGACGTTTCGATTCCGGCTGCCGCCGGCATTGGCGATGCGGGCGCCGTTGGGATTCTGGCCGCGCTCGCCGCGCGGCTGCACGCTCGACGTCGGCGACCACGGCAACGTGCTGGTGTCCTCGGTCGATCACAGCGAAATCTTCGCGCGCAAGCAGGTGCTGCAAACCGCCGGCGCCTTCCTGCGCACGACCGATCCGGTGACTCAACCCGAGACATTGCTCGGCGAACTCTCCGCGCCGTCATGTCGGGAGCGTCTTGAGGTCTATTCGATCACGCTCGGCGCCGCTGTTTCGATCGCGCGGTCCGATCCGCACCGCGCTCCGGTGCTGACCTTCAACCGCGAGTGGCAGTTGACGCTTCTTAACCTTGGCGCCGATTAAATCTTGCAGGCTGCACCGGGGCGTAACTTACTGATGGCACGACGGGGACATGCCGAGGCTGAAGGGAGTGCCGCACGCGCTGCAGCGGGCACTCGTCAATTTGCTGGCGCTCGTCTTGACGCTGCCCGATGTCGACTACGAGATCGGGCGGCGCGCGCAATGGCTGAAGTGGGGGCTGGAAGGCTATGACCCACTGCAGCGCCGAGAGTACGAGCGAACGGCGAGAGGGCATGGGGCGTCCCGGGCGTAAGCGGCGCGGCTTCCGGCGCGAGAAGAACGGCCGCGCGCAACGACAATCCAAAGAAGAACGCGTCGAAGAGGCCGTGCGCGTGGCGCGCAGCCAGCCGCATCGGCGCTCGCTCAAATCGAACGATCGCGTCAGCGAACTGGCCGAGTCGCCGCTCGGGCGGCTGCTGCTGGCGCGGCGCGCGGCGCAGCGCCAATGGCGGCCGGCCGATCTCGCCGCGCTGCGCGATGAGCACAAGCCGGGCATAAGCCCGACGGAGTTCGCCGCTGGCGAACTGTTCGCCAAGACGGTCGGCCGCTATCGCGGCGTGATCGAAGGTCCGCGGCCGATGCGCTCACTGATGCCGGAGACGACGTCGGAGCATGCCGACGAAGAGAGTGCCGGCGAGCGCTTCGCCTGTCCGTCGCGCGCGCTCGATCCGGCCGAGAAGCTTGTGCGCATCGGCAACCTCACGCTGACGACGAGGACGTGGCCCTGCCAGCTGCCGGGCGAGGTCTGCATCTGCGCCGAGCGGCGCGATCGCTACATGCGCGCTTACGAAGCGGTGGCCAGCGCCGGCCGGCGCGCGCTGATGGCGGTGATTGCCGTCGCGGTGCGCTGCGAAGAAATCCAGCCGCAGGAACTCGTTTACCTTAAAGCCGGATTGCAGGCGGCGGCGCGGTATCTTCACTTGCGGGTCGCCGGCGACTGACGCAGTGTCATTAATGCAGGTTGGCCGAGTGCACCTGAGGCGCCGGCGCCCCGGACCGCGAAAGCGGTCGCGGGGCTTTTTGTTGGAGGCGTCACGTGATCGACGTCGCCGGCGAGCTGTCGCACATCCTTGAGCTCGCGACCGCACTCAACAACACGCCCGGCGTCGATCGCCGCGGCGGACACGGCGCCTGGTACGAAGCGCGCGACCATATCGCGCGATCGCTGGCGCGCTCGGTCGGTACAATCCGCAAATCGCTCGGCATCACTGCCGAGCCGCAGCGCAGTTTCTGCAGCCGCCACGTCGATCTCGGCCTCGATGCCGTGCGCCAGGGCGGCCGCATCGTGCCGATCGAGCGGCGGTAGCCGAGCGTGCAGATCACGCCGAAACTGCGCCGTGCTACTGATCGCCTCTTTCATTGGTGCCCGGGCTGCGAACGGATGCACCCGTTGTTCTACGATCGGGGCTGGACCTTCGATGGCAACCTCGACAAGCCGACCTTCACACCAAGTTTCAAGCACACGGGCGGCCGCGGTCCGACTTGGGTCTGCCATTATGTGCTGATGGTCGGCGTGCTGACTTTTCAGGACGACTGCTCGCACGCGCTCAAAAAACGGGAGGTGCCGCTGCCCGATCTTCCCGCGCGTTTGCGGGATTGGGACGACGGAAACCCCGCGCCGGCGGCGTCCGATAGCTGCCCCTATCGGACATCGCACCTGACCTGACTATCGGACCTCCGGCCGGGAGCTCGGCGATGGTCAACGAGCTCGTTCCGGCGGCCGAAAACGCCGAATTAATTGACGCCGCTCAAGCGGTTGCCAAGTTCGCGGAAAACAGCAAGGCGGCCAACACGCGGCGCGCCTACGCCGCGGACTGGCGCCACTTCACCACCTGGTGTGAGCGGATGAACCTGGTGCCGCTGCCGGCGCCGCCGGCGACGGTGGCGATCTATCTCGGCGCACTGGCCACCAACGGCATGAAGGTCAAGACGATCGAGCGGCGCTGCACGGCGATCCGTCACTTCCACAAACAGGCCGGGCACGACAACCCGGCGGACCATCCCGGCGTCAAGGCGACGCTCGAAGGGATTCGCCGTACGCTCGGCACCGCGCCGGCGAAAAAGGCGGCGCTGACCGCGGACCTGGTGGCGAAGGCCATCCGGAAAATTCCGACAGATCTCGCAGGTCTGCGCGATCGCGCGCTGATCCTGCTCGGCTTCGCCGCGGCGCTCCGCCGCTCCGAGCTCATCGGGCTCGATCACAGAGACATCGCGCGACACCCGAAGGGCCTCGTGCTGACGCTGCGGCGATCCAAAACCGACCAGGCCGGCGCCGGCACGCTCAAAGCGGTGCCGCACGGTCACAAACTCAAAGCCGTCGCTGCGCTCGATGCGTGGCTCGCGGCCGCGGCGATCTCTGAAGGACCGATCTTCCGCGGCGTGCGCGCCGGCAGCGTGTTTGCGGCGCGGCTCTGCGATCACCAGGTCGCGCGCATCGTGAAGAAGCGCGCGGCGCAGGTCGGCCTCGATCCTACTTTGTTTGCCGGTCACTCGCTGCGCTCCGGCTTCATCACCAGCGCGGCCGACGCCGGCGCCGAGCTCGCGGCGATCGCCAAGCACGCCGGCCACGCCAAGATCGACACCACGCTCGGCTATGTGCAGGTCGCCGACGCGTTCCGCGATCACTCCGGCAAGAAGTTTCTTTGATCCGCGATGGTTGGTTACAGGCCGATCGACTCGCGATAGCGGCGCCGCGCGGATGTACCGCGGCGCCGCAACCATTTTGGAGGGCGCGATGCCCGCGCTTAAAAATGCCAAGCACGAGGCGGTCGCGCAGGCGTTCATCGCCGACAAAGAGCGGATCGGCTGGCGCGCCTACAAACACGCGTTCCCGAAGAGCTCGCGACATGCGTCCGAGACGGCGTGGTCGCGGCTGCTGAAAACCGCGGAGTTTAAGGCGCGGATCGCCGCATTGCAGGACGCCGCGGCAGCGCGCGCCGTCGAGCTCGGGGTCATGAGCGCGCAGGAAGTGCTGCGCGAGCTCTCCAAGATCGGCCGCGCCAACGTGTCCGATTACGTCCGCGTCACCAGCGAAGGCGATCCGGCGATCGATCTCTCCAGGCTGAGCCGCGACCAGGCGGCCGGCCTGGTGTCGGTCAGCGTCGAGGATTTCACCGACGGCCGCGGCGACGACGCCCGCGACGTCAAGCGCGTCACCATTCGCCTCGGCGACAAACGCGGCGCGCTCCGCGATCTCGGCCAGCACCACAAGCTGTTCACGGAGCGCCTCGAGATCGATGACAAGAAAGGTCTCGCGGACAAGCTCGCCGCCGCGCGCCGCCGCGCCGCCGCCGTCCGCGACGGCAAAGCAAGATCCCGCTGAGGAGCTGTTCGAACTAGCGGCGAGCTGCGCGCGCGATCCGCTGCGCTATGTGATGCTTGCCTATCCGTGGGGCGAGAAGGGCGGTCCGCTCGAGGACTTCGACGGCCCGGACCTCTGGCAGACCGAGATCCTGCGCTACATCCGCGACCACCTCGGCACCAAAGAGCCGGTCCGCGTTGCCATCGCCGGCGGCGTTGGCCCTGGTAAGACGGCGCTCGCGGCCTGGATCGCCGATTGGGGCATGACGACGTTTCCGGATTGCCGCGGCCGCGTCACCGCCAACACGGGCAAGCAGCTCACGATGTCGAGCTGGAAGGAGATCGCGAAGTGGCACGGCATGTCGCTGTTCGCCCACTGGTTTCAGCTGCAGTCGCGCTCGCTGGTCTCGGCCGATCCGAGGCACCGGCAGAATTGGGCGTTTGACGCCTTCACCTGGGAGGAGGCCAATCCCGAGACGATCCGCGGCTTCCACAACGCCGGCAAGCGCAGCATCACCATCAATGACGAGACCTCGGCGACGCCCGACGCGGTGCTGAGCGCGGAAGAAGGCTTTCTCTCCGACGAGGGCACCGAGCGCATCTGGCTGCTGCTCGGCAACCCGACGCGGCCGACCGGCTATTTCCGGGAATGCTTCCCCGGCGGCCTTCGTCATCAGCTGTGGAAGGCTTTCAACATCGACACGCGCCAGGCGCGGATGTCGAACAAGACGCAGATCAAAGAGTGGATCGACTTCTACGGGCTCGATCACGACTTCGTCCGCGTCAACGTGCTGTCGCAGTTTCCGCGCGCCAGCGCCACGCAGTTCATCGCTTCCGATATCGTCACCGGGGCGGCTTCGCCCGAACGCGACCCGCCGGTGACGATCTACGACCCGCTGGTGATCGGCGTCGACATTGCGGCTTACGGCGACGATCAGACGGTGATCCGCTTTCGCCGCGGCCGCGACGCGCGGACCATCCCGGCGCAGAAATATCGCGGCCTCGACATGATGCAGATCGCCGCCCGCATCGCCGAGGCCAACGAGCGGCATCGTCCCGATGCCATCTTCATCGACCAGGGCAATATGGGGCTTGGCGTCGTCGACCGCTGCCGCCAGCTGCAGCTGCCGGTCTACGGCATCGACTTCGGCGCCGAGCCGGTCGGCGGCGATCCGACCGCGGCCTATTACAATCGCCGCGCCGAGATGTACGGCAAACTGCGCGACTGGCTGCCGCACGGCGCGATCGACGACGATGCCGAGCTCAAGTCCAACCTGACCGCGGTGCAGTACGGCTACAAGCTGCGCAACGGCCGCGACGCCATCCTGCTCGAGCGCAAGAAGGACATGAAGGCCCGCGGCCTGGCGTCGCCCGATGATGGCGACGCGCTGGCGTTGACCTTTGCTTTACCGGTCGCGCCTAGCGATCATACCCAGCAGCTGTCGCGGCGCGGCCGCGGCCACCAGGTGGATTATGACCCTTTCGCCTCCGGTTACCGACGATGACCCCGCGTCCGTGCTACGCGCCGCCATTGATGCAGGCGCATTCGTGGACGTCACGCACGTCTCTGAGGGGGGCGATATCACTTTTCGGTGGCCGGATCCGCGGAGCGCCGGCGCTACAATGGAAATAACGGTAACCGAGCGGCAGCTTGAGGCGATGCTCCGCCAAAAAATTCTCGACCTAACGACAGCGCCGGAGCGGCTTTCGTGATGCGCCCGCGTCCCGTCACTGACGACGAGAACCCCGCGGTCGCCGCGCTGCGTCGCGCGATGAGCGCCGGAATTATCGCCACCGTGACCAGCGTGTCGATCGACGGCCTGGTGACCTTCGAATGGTGCGACAATCAAGCGCCTGGCGGCGTCGTGCGCGCCACGATGCACGAGGAGCTCGCCGACATGCTGTTCGAGGAGATCCGTTACCTGCAATGACCGACAAACCGACGCGCCTCACCATCCGACTCGGCGAGGATGCGCGGACCTATTTGCAGGCTGAAGCTGCGAAGCGTGGCCTCGACGAGGCCGCCTTTGCGCGCATGCTGATCTACGAGCGCATGAACGGAGCGGATCTGATAGCGGGACCGGCCTGGAGCGCATCCAGCAACTGCACCCCGCTGAGGCGAGGCGGCGGGGGCGCCCCCGCCGCCTCGCCGGTGTCCGTTCAGTCTGAGTTTGCCGACGGCGACGGAGCGCTCGACGCTCGCGCCACTGACGCGGATCTCGCCGCCGCCGGCGAACCGCGCGCCGAAGAGTTCGATATCGCGGCCGATGCCGATGGCGGCAATCCGGAAGCGATCGCCGCCGTCGACGCGCTGTTGGCGGCGGGGCCTAGCTTCCTCGACAGCCTGATTGCCGAACGCCGATCGACAGCGCCGGCGCCACAACCGCGCGTGCCGATGCGCATGCCTCAGCGTCAGATCGCGCCTGCTCCTCGGAATTACCGCGCGCAACGCCAGGGTCTCCAGCCATCCTATGGGCCGGGCTCGCTCACGCGGCCGCTGGGCGTCAACGAGTATTCCATCGGCGAGATCCAATTCGGCGACGGCTCGCGCAATGTCGGCCGCCAGAACATGGGGCACTTCGGTGTCGGCCCGCGGCGGCGCTGAGTGAGCGAATTCGCCGGCTACCGCGATGCGGACACGCGCGAGCGCCTGGTCGCCTTCGTCGCCGGACAACGCGGGATGAGCGCGCAGAATGCCGAGCGCGAGCTGATGCGGCTCAACCACGTCGGCCTCGCTTACTTGCACCAGGACATGGTCGGCGCCGAAGAGACGACGCAAGTCGCGAGCAGCGATTACGACCCGCTGGCGATCGGGAGGACCTGAATGCCGCGTTTCGAGTACCGCGTCGAAAGCTTCACGCATCCTCACGGCGTCCACAATCCGACGCCTTCAGCCACTGACTATCTGGCGCGCGTGAACGAGCTCGGCGCTAAAGGCTGGATGATCGTACCCGCCAGTGGCCTGCCGCCGGGGTGTGTCCTGCTCATGCGCGAGGCATGGGGTAGGCCGCAGGATTACGGGATGGATCCTGCGCCAGGATCGATCACTTTTGGAGACGCCTGATGGACCGCGCCACCTTCAAGCTGTTCATGGCGATCGGCGTGCTGCTCTATGGCGCGCTGTATCTGTGCGCTGTTGTCCTGCTCGGCCTGATCATGAGCGTCTGGCCCGCGTCGCTGCTCGCCACCGCAGCGATGGGCGTGAGCTATCTCAGCTACATCGCGCACAGTTGGCCCGACAGCTATCGCGCTGAGGCGATCGCGCCGCTGCTTGTTTGGCTATCGATCCTGCTCGGCACCGGCGCCGGCCTGATGCTTCTGTTCGCCGAGGTGCCGTCATGGGCTTTCTGACGCCATCGATGCCGTCGACCCCGCCACCGCCGGCGGCGCCGCCTCCGGCCGCCAATCCGCCGACCTATGCCAATGCCGGCGTGCAGGCCGTCGGTGCCGCCGCGGCCAAGCGCGCCGCCGCGGCTTCGGGCTTCGGCGCTGATGGCACGATCCTGACTTCGCCCCAAGGCGCATCGCTGGCGCCGACGGCCGGCAAGACGCTGACGGGCCAGTGATGTACGTGTTCGATGTTTTCCGCTCCTGGAATGGTGCCGGCTACGTTTACGTGCGCCGAAATTGTGGGATGGAGTCCCTTGAAAAGAGGCTTTTCCTGACAATGGGTGACCCGCTTTACCGCATCCGCGTTTGGCCGAAGTAGCCGGCCATGCTGTTCGCCGATCGGATTGCGCGCTACGAGCGCGCCAGTCCGCTCCTGTTGGCGATGGAATCGCCGACCGCGCCGGTCGGGCTCCGCTACGAACGCGAAAACCAGGATTGGGCGCAGACCCGCGAGCATCTCGAATCGCGCATGACGATGGCGCGCTCCTGGCGCTATTCGTTCCTCGAACATTGGTCGCTGTGTGCGCTCTACACCAATCCGCGGCGCTCGCTGTGGCTGAGCCAGGGCGGCGTCGACCAGCCGGTGCCGAACGCGATGGTGCGCGGCTCGCCGGTCAACCAGGCGATCGTCGACCCGACGCCGGTCTATGCGCTGCAGGTCTGCACCGCCGGGCTGACCAACGGCTTGATGTCGTCGTCGCGGCCCTGGTTCAAGCTCAAGCCGGCGCTGTCCAACATCAAGATCGACCGCCAGGGCCAGCTCTGGTTCGAAGAGGTCGAGGACCGCGTCTACCGGGTGATGGCCGAGTCGAATTTCTACGACTGCGGCGTGCAGATGTTCAAAGACCTGATCAGCTTCGCCACCTCGCCGATGCTGATCTACGAGGACGTCGAGAACATCATCAACTGCCAGGTCCCTGTGGTCGGCGAATACTTTCTGTTCATCGGCTCCAACTTCCGCGTCGAGGGCTTCGCCCGGCTCTATGTGCTCACGGTGTCGCAGCTGGTCGAGGAGTTCGGGCTCGACGATTGCCCGCCGCAGGTGAGTTCGCTGTGGGAGCAGAAGGGCGCCAGCCTCGACAAGGAATTCATCGTCGCCCACATGATCGAGCCGAACTTCGCCATCCAGCGCACCGGCGAAGCCAAGCCGGTCGGGCGGCTCAAGGGCAACTATACGTTCCGCGAGCATTTCTGGATCTACGGGCTCGCTTCGGCGAAGCCGCTCTCGGTGCGCGGCTTCCACGAGCTGCCGGTCATCGCGCCGCGCTGGCAGGTCAACGGCAACGATCCCTACGGCACCGATTGCCCGGGCATGGTCACGCTCGGCGACAACATGCAGCTGCAGATCGAGACCCGGCGCAAGGCCGAGCTGCTGGAAAAGATGGTGCGGCCGCCGCTCAACGCGCCGCCCGAGCTGAAGAACCAGCCGTCGTCGATCCTGCCCGGCCACGTCAATTACACCAACAACACCAGCAACGGCATGAAGCCGGTGTTCGAGGTCGACGCCCAGGCGCTGCCGGGCATCACCGCCGACCTCAAAGACATCCAGGCGCGCATCAAGAGCGGGTTCTTCAACGACCTGTTTTTGATGCTCGCCGAGGCCACCAAGGACATGACGGCCTACGAGGTCGCGCAGCGCCAGCAGGAAAAGCTGCAGGTGCTCGGCCCGGTGATCGAGCGGTTCCAGAACGAGGGCGCCTCGCCGGCGATCCGGCGCATCGTCTCGGTGATGGCGCGCAAGCGGCTACTGCCGCCGATGCCGCCGTCGCTCAAGGGCGTGCCGATCCATATCGAGTACATCTCGATGCTGGCGATGGCGCAGCGCGCGCTGAAAACCGCCGGCGCCGAGCGCATGCTCGCGGTCACCGAGAAGGTGGCGCCGATGTATCCGGACGCGCCGGGGCTGATCAACTTCGAGAAGCTGCTGCGTAACTACAACGACGATCTCGGCAATTCGCTCGAGCTGATGAACGACGACAGCGCCTTTGCCGACTGGAAGGCCATGCGCGCCAAGGCGCAGCAGGGCCAGCAGGCGCAGCAGGGCGCCACCGAAACCATCCCGGCGATGGCGGCCGCGGCGAAGGATTTAGGAACTGTTGACCTTGGCGGTGGTGTAAATGCCGCGCAGCTCATGGCCGGCGCCGCCGGCGGCAGTGGTGCTGCGCCGCCAGCCGGGGGAATGTGATGGCTCCAAGGAAACGATCGCGACTCGCCAAGAAGGCGGCCGCCGCCTGCCTGCCGCGCGGTGTCCCGCCGCTCGACGAGAACGACGCCGCGACGCTCGGCAATCTGTTGCGGCGCGTGGTTTTTGAGGACTTCAATCGCGTGAGCGATCGGGTGTTTGATCGCATCGAGGACCGCATCGAGTCGCTCGTGCGCCTGGTCGCCAGGCGCGTCGTGCCTGATAACGTGGCGACGGCGATCGACACGGCCGTCACCAACCGCACCGCGGCGATCGAGGAAACGCTGCGGTCGCTGATGCGCGACATCGGCCGCGTGCAGCTCCAACTCGCCAAGCCGACCTTCCGTCGGGTTCGACGCGCGGGCAAATGACGGCGCCGGCGGACGTCGCGGTCTATCTGACGTCCGATCAAGCCATCGACCTGGTCGGCTTGCTGGCGCTGGCGATCGCGCTCTGCATCGGCTGCCTGGGGCACGGCTGAGGTGGGCACGGCGAGGCGACGCTATCTCGAGCGGCAGCGGCCGCGGGACACCCGCGAGGTCGTGGTGATCGAAGGTCACGAGATCGGCTGCGAGGACTTCAAGCGTCGCGCTTCGATGCCGGTGATGGCCGCGGTCGACGCGATGCCACCGGAGTGGCGCCGGCTCGTCCACGAATTCGGTGCCGAGGCGCATGAGCTGTTCGACAATTCCGTGCCGCAGTTTTCGCATCAGCGCGCGATGACGGCCGCAGAGGCGCGCAACAGATTGGAGCGATCCCTTGGCCGAGCAATCTGACCGCGCCGACAGTCCGGATCTCGATCCGGACTTCACGCCGCAGGAGAACATCGAGGCCGATCATCGCGGCTCGATCATGTTCGAATATGAGAGCTACGAGCGTGTGGTCGAGGGTCTCAAGCTGGCGTCCGACGGCGCGCGCAACATGGCCCGCTTCAACGAGCCGGATCTGTGGAACCCGCTGGCGCAGTTCTTCGACTCGCTGCGCAAGGCGATCGTGCAGCTCGCCGGCCTCGATCGCGGCGCCGACACGCGCGAGAGTTCACAGCAATGGGGCGGGACCGGCGTCACACGCTCCGACGCGATGTCGCGCATCAGCAACGGCCTCAAAGGCGCCGCTTCGGCCGCCAACCAGATCGCCCAGGTGCAGCGCAAGGATCCGCGCTGGCTGCGCTACGCCATCCAGATCGACCGGCTGCGCGACAAGTCGCAACAGCTGGCGCTCGCCGGCTCGCCGCTTCTGGTCGACAGCGGCTGGGCGCGCCGGCACTGAGCTTGATTAGCTAATATTGATCAGCTGATGAGCGAAGCCGAGACGGCAGCGCCTGAGGACGAGCGCGCCGCGGCGCGTCGCGCCGGCGAGCCCGAGAATTGGGACGGCCAGGTTCTCGGCGAGCTGATGCGCACCTCGCAAGGGCGCCGTTTCGTCGAACGGTTTCTCGATTTCACCGGCTGCGGCCAGCGCATCTATCAGGGCGACGGCGACGCGCTCGGCGCGATGTGGCGCGATGGTCTCGCCGAAGCCGGCCGGTTTTGGGAGCAGCTGCTGCTGCACCACTGCCCGGATCTCTATTTGCGCATGGTGACCGAGCGCAAAGCCGGCATCGAGCGCGCGCTCAAGCGCACTGCGCGACAAGAAGAACGCCGCAATCCCAAGGAAGCGGCGCCGCTCACGGTGACGGGCGTCGAAGAGCTCGCGGACGAGCAAAGGCGCCAGGCTGAGGTCGACGCGGAGCAAGCCGCCCGCGCCGCCAACTCTGCCAAGCGAAAATCCAAAAAGGACTGATCGATGACGACTGCCACGGGAACACCGGGCGCGCAGACTGCGGCGCCCGGCGGCGAAGCTATGCCGGCTGCGGCACCGGGTCCGGCGCCTGGCGCCGGGTCTGGCGCTGCCGATGGCGCGGCCGCTGCGGCGCCTCCTGCAGCGGCCGCGCCTGCAGCCGACGCGGCTCCGGCAGCAGCTGCAGCACCGGCAGCAGCCGCGGCACCGGCCGCGGGCGATGCGGCCAAGCCAGCCGCCGACGCGGCAAAGCCCGCAGCCGACGCAACGCCGGCGGCGAAGGATGCGCCGGCCGGCGCCAAGAACGAATTTCCGCCGTCGCTGCTCGATGCAGCCGCGGCGACCGACAAGAAACCGGGCGACGGCAAGACCGAGCCCGGCAAGGATGCCAAGGCGGGCGACGCAAAGCCCGGCGAAGCGAAAGCCGGCGAGGCCGTCAAGGCCGAGCCCGGCAAAGACGGCGCCCCCGGCGACACGCCACCGGCGCCGATCGAGTACGCCTTCAGCTATCCCGAAGGCGTGGATCCGGCCTCCGTCAATGCGGAGCGCATGACCCAATTCACCGGCGTTCTCAACGAAGGCCGCATGAAGCCTGAGCTCGGGCAAAAACTCCTCGACATGCACCTCTCGGAGGTGACCGAGGCAGCCAAGAAAATCGCGCAGAACCAATGGGACGTCTTCAATCGCCAGCAGACCAGCTGGCGTGAAGAGGTGATGTCCGATCCGCAGCTCGGCGGCGCCCGGCACCAGACCGCGATCAAAGAGATCATGAGCGTGGTCGAGGCCTATGCCGGCACTGCCGATGAGCAAAAGGGTCTTCTGGACGCCTTTCGCATCACCGGGATCGCCAACAACCCGCACTTCCTTCGGTTTCTGCACCGCGCCAGCGCCGACCTCGCACGCGAGGCCGTACCGCATCCGGCGCCACCGCCGCGCGCAGCTGCGCCGACGGGGCGCGAGCGCGGATTGAACCGCTACGCGAAAACCACGCCCGCCGCCAACGGCGGTCGCTGATCGCGCCAGCACAACAGCAACACGACAGAGCACGCCAGCGCTCACCCGCGGCGTGACGGAGTATCTTCATGTCCTATCTCACGCTTGCCGATTGGGCGCGCCGGGTCGGTCCCGACGGTTCGATCGACGACATCGCCGAGCTGCTCGCGCAGTGCAACGAGATCTTCGACGATCTCTTGATCCGCGAGGGCAACCAGGCGCTCGGTCACACCGGCATCGTGCGCACCGGCTTGCCGCAGGGCACCTGGCGCAACTTCTACCAGGGCGTTGCGTTCACCAAGTCGACCACCGCCCAGGTCACCGACACCATCGGTGAGCTCGTCGCCTATTCGCGCGTCGATCGCTCGCTCGCCGAGCTCGACGGCCAGGTCGCCGAGCTGCGCCTGTCGGAAGACAATGCGCACGTCGAAGGCCTGTCGCAGCAGATGGCGACCACGGCCTTCTACGGCAACGAAGCGGTGACCCAGGCCCAGTTCACCGGGCTCTCCGCGCGCTTCAACACCATCTCGACCACGAACGCGCAGAACGCGGTCAACGTGCTCAACGCCGGCGCCGCCGCCGCGGCCAACACCTCGATCTGGCTGTGCTGCTGGGGCGAGCAGACCGGCTTCGGCTTCTTCCCGAAGGCGTCGAAAGCGGGCCTGGTGTTCGAAGACAAGGGCGACATCCGCCCGGGTTTCGACGCCAACAACCACGAGTTCGAGGCCTTCACCTCGCTCTTCATGTGGAAGATGGGGATCCACATCAAGAACTGGCAGTATTTCTGCCGCATCGCCAACATCGACACGACCACCGCGGGCCTCGCCGGCGCGACGCCGCCGGACCTGTTCGCGCTGATGAACAAGGCGCTCTACCGCATGCCGACGGCGGGCCGTCGCATGAGCGGCATCACCAAGACCGACGCGCCGAACCAGCCGACGCCGTCGGTGCGCCCGGCCTTCTATTGGAACCGCACCAGCGCCCAATACGGGGCCATCCAGGCGATCCGCGACAAGAACGTGCTGCTCCGCCCGACCGAATACGACGGGCAGCCGATCCTCGAATATCGCGGCGTGCCGTTGCGCGTCTGCGATGCGCTGCTCAACAGCGAAGCCACCCTCTCGTAACCGCCGGCGCGCGACCGACGAACGAACCGCGCGGCGCCTTAAGCGCGCTGCGCGGCTTCGGCTCCGACGTCCTCCGCCAAGGAGACCACCATGCAAACTGACATCAATCTTGTTTTTACCGGCGGCCTCACGGGCTCGGCGCAGGCGATCACCAACGCCGCCGTGCGCTCCACCGGCATCCTCGATCTCGCCACCGGTCTGATGAACACCGGCACGACCTATGCCGCGTCGCCGCTCACCGGCGGCGCGTATTACAGCAACACCTCGCTGCTGTTCGGCGAAGATCTCGGCCCCGGCGCCATGCGGCTCCGGCTCGCCGCGATTCTCGGCGCCGCCTTCGTCGGGGGCACCTCGCTCAACCTCGCCATCCAGGGCGCGGTCGACGCGTCGGCCGGCAGCTATCCGGCCAACCTCTCCGGCCTGACCTGGAACACCTACGCGGAGACCGGTGCGATTCCCATCGCCGATCTCGGCGTTGCGCCGTCGGCCGGCGGCGACCCGTCGCAGAGCATCATCACGCTGCCGGATTGGCCGGACCGGCTGATCAAGACGGCGATGCCGCGCTTCATCTCGCTGCTCTACACCCCGGTCGGGACGTTCTCGGCCGGCACGATCGGCTTCGCCGGCGTGCTCGCGGGCAAACCCGACTTCAACGTCGGCAAATACGCGGGCGGCTTCTCGGCCGCGTCCTAACAGCGCCGATCGTTCGACTGCTACCGGCGCGGCGATCGCCGCGCCGTTTTCGCTTCTGAAAACGAGGAGGGCCTGATGGCCAATCGGAAAACCGCCGCGGCCCGCACTGCGCCTGCTGCTGCGCGCGCGCCAGAGCGCGACGTAAAAGACACCATGATCATGCAGCTGCAGAACCGGCTCGCCGACATGGAGCTGCGCATGAACACGCTCTCCGCCGGCGGCGGCATGGAATTGCTGCCGCCCGAGGAGATGCCGATCTTCGAAGTCGGGCCGGGCGGCTATTACTCGGCCGACGACTGCCTCTATCCCGAGGGCGTCATCATCGAGGACATCACCGGGCGCATGCCGCTCAACGAGCAGCTGGTGCCGCTCAATGAGCCGGCCCAGGAGCGCTTCGAGATGTATCTGCGCTCGCTGCCGCAGCACGGCACGCCGAGCCACGAGTTCGTGCTCGAGGCGGCGTTCCGCCAGCTCGGCGATCTCGCCGGCAACACCGGCGATCGCGCCGGCTTCTTTGCCCGCGTGCTCGAGGATGCCGCGAAGCTGCGCATGACGCAGCTCGGCCTGCTGCCCGGACAGGAAGCGCCGCGCGCGGCCTCGCCGCGCACCGCGGCCGAACGCTCGCACGTGCCGATCATGTCGAACACCCGCATCCGTCACGACGCCGGCCCGCTCGGGCACGTGCCGCAAGCGCCGCTCGGCCGCGGTGCGGTGCAGACGCGCATGCGGGCGCCGGCGGCGGCGCCGGCGCACAAGGCCGCGCCGCCGATGGGCACCGTCGCGTCGACCAATATCGGCACCGCCGGTCAGGGCGCCACCGCCGGCTGATCGCCGCATCGCGCCGTAACGCCATCCTTCCTGCATCGGAGACCACAGATGAAAAATTTCGTTCGCACGCTGGCGATCGCGGCGTTGATGACCGTCGCCGCCGGCATCGGCTTTGCCGTCGGCCAGCAGGCCGGCCAGTACCTGATCTCGAGCCCCGCTGGCACCGAGGCAATTACGGTGCAGGCCTATCAGAGCAACGGCCAGCCGTCGCCGGTCAACAACTACGTGCTTGAAAACACCATCCGCAACACGACCGGCTATCAGCTGAGCGCGGCGGTGAGCGGCACGGTGGTGACGACCCTTGCAACCAACAACCTGATCTTCACTGCGGCGCTGACCGGCGCTGTGACCGCCGACGTGCCGCCGTCGCCGCCGGACGGCCAGCTGTTCAGCGTCGGTAACGGCACGAGCTCGGCCTTCACGCAGACCATCACGCTGGCCGCGACCGACGGCTCGACCTTCGCCAACGGCAATACCGCGGCGAGCCTTGCCGCGGCCGGCAGCGAGGAGTGGCAATACGTGGCTTCGACAGCCAAGTGGTATCGGCAGCGCTGATGCCCTGGCCGACCGGCAAATCGTTTGCGGGTAGCCACAACAAGAAGCTCAAGGGCGCGGCCGCTTTAAAGGCCGCGCACCAGGCGACCGCGCTGGTCGACAAGGGCATGCCGGAGGGCGAGGCGATCGCCATCGCCAACAAGACCGGCGACGAGGCGATGAGTGATGCGGACCGCATGACGCGCCGCTACGGGCGCAAGCCGGCTGCCAAGTCCGCAGCCAAGTCCTCCGCTTAACCGGTTGTTGGTCCCGCGCGGGCTAAGCCGACGCCAGCGGAGGGACACCATGTCAGCCAAAGACGATCTGATGAACGGCGCCGCAGCGGCGCCGGCGATTGAACCGGCCAAGCAAGCCTTCATGGCCGATCCAGGCCTGGTCGCGCTCGCCGAGCGCGTGCTCGCCGACGTCAAGAGCGGTGCGATCACCTCGATGGTTGCCGTCATTTGCAACCGCACCGGCAACACGCAATGGCCGGCGCACGGCGTGCAGGCGACCGAGCTCTACCTCGGCGCCGGGCTGTTCCAACGCTCGATCGAGAACATCGTCACCGGCCGGGCCCAGGGCAACGCCTCGCGCCTGCAGCGGCTGTCGCCGGCCGACCAGGCCGCGGTCGCGGCGGCGCTCAAGAACGGCCCAGCGGGCAACGGCTGATCTCGAACGCCGGGAGGGTTTCGATGGCCACGCATTTCATCCAGAAGGCCATCAAGCACCCGGGCATCGAGAAGAAGCGCGCCGCCGAGCACGGCATCTCGACGCACGAGCAGCTCGAGCGGGACGCCAAGTCCGACAATCCAACGCTGCGCGGCCGCGGCGAACTCGGCCTGCGCTTCGAAAAGGGCGGCGACCTGCATCACGGCAGCAAGCCCGAAAAGCCGAAGAGCAAGACCAACGCCGAGCGCGCCGCGTCGCGCTACGGCAAGAAAGGCGCGGCGCGATGAGCAAGAAGAAATCCCGTTTCAAAAAGCCGAAGCCGAAGACAAAGCCGCCGGCGAAGGACAAGCAGCAACAGCAGAACGCCGCCGACCAGGCCGCCGTCGAGCAGGCGCTGTCCGGCGCCGGCGATCCCGGCAATGCCGGCGCGGCCGCGGCCGATCCGAATGCTGCCGGTTCGGCGCTGCCGCCCGCCAACGCGCCGATGACCAATACGGCGCGCATGGCCGGACGCTACGGCGCTGGTTCCTGAACCGCGGCCTGCCGCTTGGCGACTCGCCCCTTGATCCAGATCACGCGCTCGCCGCCGTCTTGTGCGCCGTAGAGCTTGAGCTGGACGCGATCGTCGGTGAATTGCGTCACGATCCACATGCCGCCGCACGGCGTGTCGAGGTCGATCGAGAATTCGGGAAAGCCCGCCATCTTCACCTCCGCGCGCCGACGGTGCGTGCCCGCTCAGTCTAAAACCCTAGCAGGAGTTCGCAATGGCCGACAAAGTCGAGCGCGATCGCACCAAGCGTTACGAGAATTCACCGAAGGGCGCGAAGAAGCACGGCGCGGCCGAGGAGGGCGCAGCCGCTGCCGAGCACAAGGCGGCGGCGACCGCTGCGGCCGACAAGACGCCGCAACCCGACAATCCCGACAAGACCGGCAAGGTCGGCGCCGATCCCGGGCCCGACGGCGCGAAGAACGCGACCTTCGGCGAGATGGCGACGCGGCACAAGCGCGAGCACGGCGACATGACCAAGCGCCACGGCGAGGAAGCCGCCCAGATGCACGAGCGCCACACCACCGAGGGGAAGGCGATGCACACGCGGCACGCCTCGGAAATGGAGGCGCACGTGACCAAGGCGACCGAGACCGCCGGCGCCGCGGCCAAGGCCGAGGCCAGCGCCGGCGCGCCGAAGGAGCTCGGCACCGAGAAGAGCGAAGGCAAAGCCGGCAGCAACGCCTGACAGGCGGTACCGGCATCACGATCAACAATCGAGGAGTTTTGTAATGGCGAGTATCCGACTGATCGGTCAGCATCACACGGTGCACCACGCTGGCACGATCCTGGAAGTCACCGAGAGCGTCGCGGCCGCGGCCGCGAACCTGGCGCTGATCACGCTCGATCGCGCGCATGGGCTAGTCACCGGCGGACACGCCGAGTGGGTCGAGCATCCCAAGGGGCCGCAAGAGCTGCCGCCCGAGGATCCGACGCCGAGCGCGCCGGCGGCCGCGGCCGAGGTTCCCGACGGCGAGCCGATTTCAGGTGATGCGACCGCTTCGAGCGACGACGCCGGGGCCGATCCCGCGCCGGTAGCGGAGGCGGCGCCTGTCGACGCGCCCGCGGCCGCGGCCGAGCCCGCAGCTGAGCCGGCTGCAGCGCCGCCGACCGAGCTCGCCGCCGCGCCACAGGCGGACGCCACCGCCCAAGCGGACACGTCCGCGCAAGCGTAAGCGCCTTTCAATCCAGGCTGTGACGGCCGCGCTCACGCGCGGCCGTTTTCGTTTCTCACTTCGAGGGGAGATCCGCGCTCATGGCTCATTTCGCCAAATTCGTTTCGCTCGCCCGCACGCCCGACGAGCTCAAGGCCGACGCCGAGAAGATGGGCATCGGCGGCGCTTCGCCGGCGAAGTTCGAGCAGCCGGTCTACCCCTACGGTCTCTGCATCAATCTCGATGAGGAGACGATCAAGAAGCTCAAGCTCGACACCGACGACTGCGAGGTCGGCTCGACCATCCACATCTGCTGCATGGCGACCGTGACCGACTTCGGTCAGCGCAAGATGAATGACGGCGTCAATCGCCGCATCGAGCTGCAGATCACCGACCTCGCGCTCGAGAACGAGGACGAGGAGAACGCCCCGGCCTTCAGCAATCACAAGCGCATGAAGCAGCGCTACGGCATCAAAGCCGGCGAGGGCGGCGGTGATGACGAGGAGGAGGACGAGTGATGTCCGTGTGCAAGCTTCGTCGCCTTCTCCTCGCCGGCGCGGTCGCGCTCGCCGCGACGTTCGCGCCGGCGCTGCCGGCTTTGCCGGCGCAGCTTTACCAGTCGCAGATGCTCGGCTGCAATCAGGAGGCGCCGTTCACGGCTTCCTCGGTCGCGCAGCTCGTCGCCGCGATCGCCAACCAGCAGATCTACATCTGCGGCTTTACCTTCAACGCCGGCGCCTCCGCGGCCAATATCGAGCTGGAATACGGCACCGGCACCAATTGCGGTACCGGCACGATGGCGCTGACGCCGGACTTTGCGCTCGGCGCCAATGGCGTGCTGTCCGACCACTCGCCGTTCTTCAACGGCCTGACCGTGCCGCTTGGCAATAATCTCTGCGTGCTGCCGAGCGCGGCCGCGGTCGGCCTCGTCTATTACCAGCAGTTCTGAGCGCGAGGAGCCACCATGGCCGAGCCCCTCGTCAGGCTCAATCAGATCGTCCCGAACAGCTCGCCGCTGTGGACGGACGCCAGCGTCAATTCGACCGGCACGCCGCCGACGGTGATCGCCGCCAACCAGACGCGCCGCGGGTTGATGTTCGCTAACCCCGGCAACGTGACGATCTATGTTGCTCCCGCTAACGGCAATCCGCTGGCGATCGGCCACGGCATCCCCGTCCTGCCGCAGGGCGCTCCGCTATTCATCGCGCAGGGCGATTTTCAGGTGAACTGCGCCTGGCAAGCGATCGCGGCGAGCGGCAGCGGAAATGTTCTCACTATCCTGGAGTTTGTCTGATGCGGCGGCTCGCGCCGGTCCGGGCGATCGCGGCGCTCCTCGCGCTCGCGCTTCTAAGCGTACCGGCACTCGCGCAGGGGATCCCGAGCCCGCTTTCGTATCTCTATTGGTATTCCTCGACGCAGTGGTTGCCCGTCAGCCAGAGCAACCCGCTTCCGGTATCCGGCACCTTTTCGGCGAGTCTCGGCGGTTTCCAGCCGTCGAGCTCCGGTGCGCGCGGCACGCCCTTCACCGTCAACACGACGGACTCGAGCGAGTCCGCACCGAGCGGCGCCGTCGTCGTGGTGTCGAACGCCGGCGCGACCAACCCGATGTTCTGCAATGCCAGCGGCATTGCAGCGACCGCGGCGGACGAGCCCATCTCGCCGAATTACGGCTGGTTCGCGTTCACGATGCCGAGCGGCGTCACGGTCATCCATTGCATCGCGACCGGCGGCTCGACGACGGCAAACATGGTGGGCGGCTCTGGGCTGCCGACCGGCACCGGCGGCGGCTCGAGCGGCGGTGGCAGCGGTGGCGACGTTAACATCGCGGAAATTCTCGGCGCGGCGCCGAGTGCGACCAATCCGCTGTGGGTTTCTCCAGCGACCGGCGCGACCTTCCCGGTCAGCGCGACGTTCTGGCCTTATACGCTCGGCCAGCAGCTCGCAGCCGCATCCGTCCCGGTCGTTCTGACGGCGGTGCAGATCTCCACGCTGACGCCGCCGGCGGCGATCACAAACTACGCCGAGGAGACCGGCGGCAATCTCGCTTCGCTTGTCACCGCCTCCGGCGCGCCTGGCGCCGTCGCGTGTTCGACCGATACCGCCTCGTGCAGCCAGAACCAGCAGATGCAGCGGCTGGCGCAGCGGCTGACGTCGATCGTCACTGCGCTCGGCTCTCCCTTCCAAGCGGGCGGCGCCCTCGGTGCAGGCAGCGCGATCATCGGCAAGGTCGGCATCGATCAGACGACGCCGGGCACGACCAACGGCGTTCAGGTCAACGCGGCGTTGCCCGCCGGAACCAACAAGATCGGCACCTTTGATCCGGCGACGATATCGACGTGGGGTCTAGGCGCTGCCGGCGCGGCAGCTCCCACGAACACCCAGCAAATCGGCGGCTCTGACGGCACGGACTTGCGTGCATGGCTGATGTCCGGTACCGGGCAGGGCCACGTCATCTGCGACAGCGGTTGCGGCGGCTCCGGCGGAACGTCTTCTAATTTTAGCTCGGCGTTCCCGACTGTCGGCACAGCGGCAGGGCAATCGAACGGCACCAACATGGTGCCGTTCCTGGCGGACGGCAGCGGCTACACCGAGGTCAACGTCAAGACGGCGACCGGGCTCGCCATCGGTTCAACCACATCGGGTCAGACCGGCTCGATGGTCATGGGCGCGGCGACGACTTACGCGCCGACCACGACGACGGCCGACACTTGGCCGCTCAGTCTCGACGCCGTTGGCAATGCGCGCGTCGTGCAGCAAGCCAGCGGCAGCAAAGTCACCGGCACCGCGAATGTCACGGGCACCAGTTCAACATCGCTGATCGGCGCGGTGACCAGCGAGCGCATTTACGTGCAGGCGGTCTCCTGCTCGAATTCCGGCGCGACCTCCAGCATTATTTCGTTCCAGGACGGTTCTGGCGGCACCGCGTTGTGGACCGCGATCTGCCCGGCCGGTGGCGGCAATAATCTGTCGAGCGGTGCTCCGCTGTTTTGGACCACGGCCGGCAATGCACTTTATTTTGCATCCGGATCGTCCAGTTCGACCATCTATGTTTCCGCAGCAGGCTACGCGGGTAACTGATGCGCGCATTCTTTATCGCCGCCGCATTTTGGCTCGCATGTCTTGTGCCTGCATCGGCAGGTTACGGCACGCCAACCACGATCTATGTTAGTACAGGCGCGCCGTTTAATTCGGGCACGGCGGTTGGCCCGACAACCGCCGACGCACCGATCGGTTCACTAGTATGGCTAGAGCCAAGTTCTTTCACAACCAACGGCGTGTCTGTCACTTCGGTTACCGATACCGCTGGTAACTCGTACAGCATTATCCAATCAGTCGCGACCGAGCTAACGCTCTCGTTTGCCTACTCAATAACGACGAACGATCTGCCGATCGGCAGCACGTTCACCGTCACCATGTCGGACGGTAGTCAGTACGGCTTGAACTTCAATGTCTATTCCGTCAGCGGCGTCGCGTCTCTCGACGTATCAACGGCCTTCACTTCGACTAGCGGGGGAACGAGTGTCTCGTTGTCCAGCGGTACGTTGGGTACCAGCAGCGATCTGCTCATTGGCTCCGTGATCTGCAACGGCGCGTCTTGCGGCACCGTAACGGAGAGTTCAGGTTTTACCAATCTCACCGGCGCTGGCGCCTTATCGTTTGGCAGCATTGGCACGGATCAGCCGGCCAGCACGACCAGCGCGACCTATCATCCGTCGTGGACCTCTTCGCATGGTTACAGCGCGGTGCTCGTCGCGTTCAAGCCGCTTGCCACTACGCCATGCTCGCTCACTTTGGTTGGAGTCGGCAAGTGTTGATGCGCGTGGCACTTATTCTTTTTGCCATCGGGCTTGGCTGTTTGGCGCAAGCGCAGACGGTTCGGTTCTCCGGCAAGCTTCCGGCCTGCACGGCGACGCCGCCGAGTCAGGCGACGGCGGCTGGCTACCACACGCTCGTCATGTGTAACGCCATGACGGATAATTCTCAGGTTGACAGGAATGCCACGACCAATCCGTGGTTCCAGTGGTACGCAACCGGCTTTGGCTATGCGATGTCGTCTGGGGTGTTCTCCAACGACGGCACTGGGATGTCGATCAGCACCAGTCCGGGCAATGGTGGTGGTCCCTATACGGTTGATATCAATTCGGCCGGTAATATCGTCAGCGGCAATTACGTTACAGGTGGTTATTACGCTGAGATCACAGCAACGTTTAATCCGGCGACCTGTCAGCAGGCTCCAAATTCATGGCCCGCTGCGGTTTGGGCAGCTTCACCAGCAAGTTTTATTGCCGGCGCGGGAGGCTCTGAGTTCGTTGAGATCGACAGTTTTGAGTGGCTTAACTGTCAATCGGTTGCAGCAGTCCACGACTGGAGTGGCAGCGGTGTACTGAATTGTACCAACTCGGATGCTGTCCTCACGTACACGCCCGATTCCAATCCGCATGTCTACGGAATGCTCTTTATTACGACCACGTCGGGCGGAGGCACCGGCACGATCAGTCACTACATCGACAACGTGTTGCAAAACACCCTGACCTACACGACTTCGGGGAAGCCTGATCCCGCGGGAACGTGCGGCAATGGAGCGTTCTCGACTGCCGATACCCAACAGTGGGCCTTCGCGCTGCAGGCCGGCACCGGCGTTCCGGTCAAATATTCCGGCTTTCACGTCTGGCAGGCGCCGTGATCCGTCGACCTGATTATTGTCGCGTGGCAGTCCGCCCAGAAATCGCGATCGGACCAAAAGATGCTTCGTGCGCCGGCGCTGCGTTGCTCCTCAGCCACCTCGAATGTCCGTGTGATTTCCTCGAAGCTCTGCCACCGGCCCGGCAGCGCGTCACCGAACGGACCCGAGCTGCCGTAGGGGAACGTCCATCGCCCATTTGTACGCGCCAGATCGGCTTGACGCTGGAAGCGTTTTCGCAGCCCCAGCTTTCTTGCGATCCGCAATGCCGGATTTTTGCCATGCAGCCGCCCGACCGCGCGCTCGGGGTCTAACTGTTCTTTGCTCGCCGGATATTCGACCGGCAACAGGCTGTGCTGTCCGATAAGCTTGGAGCCGTTGTACCCGAGCTCGTGCAGCACGCTTAGCGCGCGGTGGAAGTCGCCGCTCTCCTCTTTTTCAAATGATACAAACCTCGGAAGATCGGACGGCCTCAGGTCCTGTAGGCAGAAAATGTCGTTGCTCTCGATGTCGATTTTTGCGTAATGAGGTGTTCCGAACTGCTCGAGGACCGAGCAAAACGTTCGGCACGGCACGGGGATCGTTTGTCGCGGAAATTCGGCGAGAAAGGCATCCGGCTCGTGGAAGGTGCTGTACTGCGGGTGGGTGGTGAAAGCCCAGAATGGCAGCACACCTTCTGCATCTGAGATCCCGACATTGAGCAGTGTCATCTTGCCGCTGGCAATCTCGCGTTCCAGCCGTACCCGACATTTCTCGGCCATGACGGGATTGGCCTCGATCCCAATCACGTTGTAGCCAAGGCTCAGATAGTAGGCAGAGTCATCTCCGTTGAGCATGCCTACGTCGTAGATCAAATTGTCCCGCATTCAGCGCTCCCAACAATGGCCCTTTTTGCTCCTGGGCGAGCCTCGCCAACTGCGCCGGGCAATCGCAATGGCTCGACCGCTTGAAGCGGCGGCCGTCACGGCAAGATTGTGTCTCCGAGGTATCTCGCCTCTTCATCGGCCGTGAGCTTGCTAAACTGGTAATTGCCGGTGGGCATCAGGCGCCACCAGCACCGCCCAGCCATGGTCACGCACGGGATTGGCTGCCACTCGCCCAACCTCGGCCCGAAATACCTGGCTCGCCATAGGCGCAGCCGGTTGAGGACCAGCATCCTGGGGGCGGGGCTACAGACGTCCATCGCCGACCGTCGCGCACTCGACCGGCGATTGCAATAGGCCGGGCTCGCAGACCCACAGAAGAGTATCTTTCGGAGAGCCCTAACCGGCCGGGAGCGCGCGCATGACCTCGTCGCTCGGCCCGGTCGATCTATGCAACCAGGCGCTCGCCATGATCGCGGCGCGCGCCAACATCACCTCGATCGCGCCGAGCGACGGTACCGTCGCCGGCGACGCCTGCGCGCTGCTGTATCAGAGCACCGTCGACGCCTTTGCGCGCGCGGCACACTGGAATTGCCTGCGCTTCACGGCGCAGCTGTCGCTTCTCAAGGCGGCCAAGGGCACGCCGGAGAATATCAGCGGCACGACGCTGCCGCCGGCGCCGCCGCCGTGGCTCTATGAGTATGCGCTGCCGCCCGATTGCCTCAAGGCCCGTTTCCTGGTGCCGCTATTGCCGCAGCAGGGCACATCGCCGCCGCTGACCACCGGCACGTCGCTGCTCACCCCGATCCGGGCCGGCGTGACCGCGCTGCCGTTCACGCCGGCGGTCGATCTCGATCAGGAGGGAAATGAGATCGCGGTACTGCTGACCAATCTCGGCGCGTTCTCCGGACCGCCGTCGCTGGTCTACACCCGGCGCCTCCTCAATATCGGACTGTGGGACGCGCAGTTCTTCATGGGCGCCAAGGCCGCGCTCGGCAGCTGGCTCGTCATGCCGGTGAACGCGTCGGCGTCGATGCTCGGGCAGGCGATGGGCATCGCCAAGGCGACGCTCGACGCGGCGCGGCTTTCGGACGCCAACGAGGGGCCGCAGTCGCAGGATCACGAGGCCGAATGGATCGCCGGGCGCTATGGCCGCCGCGGCGTCGGCCGCGCCGCCGGCCCGTTCGTCGCGCCCTGGGACAGCTTCGGCTTCCCGAACGGCGTCTTCTACTAAGCGCTAGCCCGCCATGCCGATCACCCTCGCCAAGACGGCCTTCGGGTCGGGCGAGATCTCGCCGGCTTTGTGGGCCCATGTCGACCTCGCCAAATACCTGGTCGGCGCCGCGACGCTGCGCAACTGCTTCGTGTCGGTGCGCGGAGGCGCCTATTCGCGGGCGGGTACGCTGTTCTGCGGCCAGGCCAGCCAACCGGCCTCGGCGGCGTCGACGGCGCCGCGCATCGTGCCGTTCCAGTTCCAGATCAGCCAGTCCTACATCATCGAGCTCGGCGACGGTTATGCACGCTTCCTCGCCAACGGCGCCTACATCACCGAGACACCGCTCACGGTCACCGCCGCGAGCAACGCCAATCCCTGCGCGTTGACGGTGCCCGGCAACGACTTTGCGGTCGGCGATTGGCTCGCCTGCGCCGATTTCACCGGCCTGACCGAGCTCAACGGCGAAACCGTCGTGGTCAGCGGGTTGAGCGGCTCTTCCTTCACCATCGCCGACGCCTTCGGCAATCCGATCAATTCGCTGGCCTATGGCACCTACATGGGCGCCGGCATGGTGGCGCGCCTCTACACGGTGACGATGCCCTATGCGGCGATCGATCTGCCGTATCTGAAGTGGGCGCAGTCGGCCGACGTCATGTCGCTGACGCTGGTCAATACCGCGACACTGACCGAATACCAGCCGGCCGATCTCGAGCGGCTGGCGAGCAACGATTGGACGCTCCTCGACACCACGTTCGCCACCGCGATCGCGGCGCCGGCGACCTGCAGCGCGACGCCGTCGACCACGCTGTCGTCGCTGTCGTCGACGGCCAACGCGCCGGCGGCGCAATATGCCTATGTCGCGACCGCGGTCGACGGCAACGGCGAGGAGAGCGTCGCCTCGCCGGTCGCCTACACGCCGGCGAGCAATACCGCCGGCTCGGTCGACATCTCGGTGACGGCCGGTTCGGTCACGGTGACCTGCGCGGCGGTCGCCGGTGCGGTGAGCTACAACTTCTATCGGGCGCCGGCCGCGATCTGGAACACCGGTCCGAGCAGCGCCAACACGCCGGCGCTGGTGCCGATCTCATCGTCGTTCGGCTTTGCCGGCTCCTCGGCCGGCCCGCAGTTCGTCGACAACAATATCGTTCCCGACTATTCGACCACGCCGCCGCTGCATCTCGATCCGTTCGCGCGCGGGCAGATCCTCATCCTCGGCACCATCGCCGCGACCGGCACTTTCGCGCAGAGCACGACCACCGCAACGATCGTAAGCGCCACCGGCTCAGGCGGCGTGGTGCTGCCCGTCGTGGTCGGGGGCACAGTCGTCGCCGGCATCGTGCAAAACCCGGGCGGCGGCTATGAGGCCGGCGACAAGGTCACCTTCGCCGACGCGACCAACGGCGGCACCGGCAGCGCGCCGCTCAACATCGGGCCGCAGAGCGGCACCTATCCCGGGGTGGTGTCGTATTTCCAGGAACGGCGCGCCTATGCCGACAGCCTCAACAATCCGGACAGCTACTGGCTGACGCAGCCCGGCGCCTACACCAACATGGACGCGGCCAATCCGCCCGTCGACGACGATGCCGTCACCGGCAATCCCTGGGCGCAGCAGGTCAACGGCATCCAGTGGCTGCTCAACATGCCGACCGGGCTTCTGGTCGGCACCGGGCTCGACGCCTGGCTGCTCGAAGGCGCCGGCGGCCCGTACACCGCGGTGACGCCGGCGAGCCAGGACGCCATCGCGCAGGAATCGAACGGCTTCTCGCCCACCGTGCCGCCGGTCAAGGTCAACTATCAGGCGCTGTTCGTGCAGGCGCTCGGCTCGATCGTGCGGGCGCTGAACTACAACTATTTCACCAACACCTATGCCGGCGAGGACCTCACCGTTCTCGCCAATCACCTGTTCGAGGGCCGCCAGATCCTGCAATGGGGCTGGGCGCGCGAGCCGTCCAAGGTGATGTGGCTGGTGCGCGACGACGGCATTCTGCTGTCGCTCACCTACCTCAAGGAACAGGACGTCATCGCCTGGGCGCGCCACGACACCAACGGCCAGGTGGTCAGCGTCGCGGTCGCTTCCGAGCCGCCGGTTGATGCCGTCTACATCGTGGTCAAGCGCTACATCGCCGGCAAACAGGCTTATGGCTATTACGTCGAGCGCTTCGACAACCGGCTGTGGTTCAACGCCGAGAGCTGCTGGTGCGTCGATGCCGGGCTGTCGCTGCCGCTGGCGATGCCGGCGGCCGCGCTGTCGCCGGCTGCCGCAAGCGGCAACGGCGTCGCCTTCGAAGCCTCGGCCGCCATCTTCGACGGCGTCACCGTCGGCGCCCCGGGCCAGGTCATCCGGGTCGGCGGCGGCAAGGCCACGGTGACGGAATTCGTCTCGCCAACACAGGTCGTGGTCGACATCACGATGGCGATCACCGCGACGGTGCCGAACGATCCCAACGCAATGCCGGCGACGGCGGCCGCGGGGAATTGGAGCATCGGCACGCCGGCCACCAGCGTCTCCGGCCTCGGCCACCTTGAGGGCATGCAGGTGACCGGACTGGCCGACGGCCAGGTCATCCCGCCGACCACGGTGGTCAACGGCACCATCGCGCTGCCAGCGGCCGCCACCGCGGTGACGGTCGGCTTGGGCTTCCAGGTGCAGGTGCAGTCGCTGCCCTTGGAGATCCCGGGCGGCGGCAGCGTGCAGGGCAAGCGCAAGAAGACCCCAACCGTCACGGTGCGGCTCGAAATGTCGCGCGGCGTCAAACTCGGCTCCGATCAGCTCAACGCCTCGGAGCTCGAGAATTACGCCACCGCGGCCTGGGGGCAACGGCCCTACGGCAAGATGATCGAGACCAAGCAGAGCCAGGCGCAGCTCGGGCCCGGCAGCTATCTGCCGCTGTTCACCGGCGACATCTTCACGCCGATCGACAGCGACTGGAACCGGCCCGGCTGGGCGGCGGCGCCGTGCATGGTCGCGGCGCAGCAGGATTATCCGCTGCCGATGAATATTCTCGGCTTCTTCCCGAACGTCGTCGTCGGCGACTCGCACAACAAAGGCGATCCGTCGTGACGGCTGCCGAGGCGATGGCGGCCAAGACGCGGCCGGCTGCCAACCGACTCCGAATGGTCACGGCGCGCATGGCGCACGTGTATCGTTTGGCTGCCAATTTGCGCGACGAGGACTTGGCGATGGCAGCCAAGCTCGGCCGCGATGCGCGGCTGGCGCTGCGGCTGTCCTACAAATCCTCGACGTTTTATCGCTGCGCCATCACCGACGGCGACGACGTGCTGGTGATGTGGGGCCTGTCCGGCGACGCGCTCAGCGATCACGGCTATCCGTGGATGATCACCTCGAAGGACGCCGCGCGGCTGCGGCTGCGGCTCCTGAAATTCGGCCGCCGCGAGCTGCGCCGCATGATGCGGCTGCGCCGTGTGCTGGTCGATTACGTCGCGCCCGACGATGCGCGCGCGGCGCGCTTTCTGGTCTTCCTCGGCTTTGTCCGCACCGACGACGGCCCGCGGCCGATGATCGGCGACGTCGCCTGGCACCGCTACGA